ATCATCTGTTAATTTAGTTATAACATATCCTGTTGCTAAATTAAAGTTAGCTGCTGTTAATCCATCAAATCCTAAACAATTTCTAAACCTAACTCTGTTTGATGTAGATCTGCCATGATCTTTTTCAGTAACAGTAACGACTGTGCTACCACTATCTGCCGCAGCAGTTGTAAATGGATTGACCAATAAAAGTCTTTCTGTTGCAGGCTCTATCCTGTCTGGTCTTGCGTTTAATAATGATTGAGTATCATCAGTTTTGAATTTACCTAAATGATTTTGTGGATGATCTGGGTCAACCACATCATAACCTACCATCATACCAGTTTTGGCGCCGTTTCTAATCTCTGGTATTAGTTCCCTAAGCGGATATCTAAATCCTGTCTTATCGCATATACCATATGCATATTTACCAACTGAATAAGGCATTACTTCTCTTTCTTTGATTTATAGAAATATTCTTCACTATCTCCAAATCTTTCTAATTTATTCTCGTTTTCTACCTGATAATAATGTGTACTAACCTTAAAATCAGGCGTTAATGGCTCTGCGGGTGTCAAGCTATTATCATATATTCTAGTTCTGTTATTAGGGTATAAACAATACTGCCCATTTTCTAATTCTATAATATTGTGCGACTTGTGTTCTTCTGGTGTTTCACTAGTGCTAAAGTCAACTGTATCTATATCACCATGATAATTATCAAGTGTGGCTACATAAGAACCCTTAACCGCACCCGCATCTCTTGTATAAACTTCATAGCTCATAGAGCCTATAAACTGCTTTTGTATACAAGTTACATTGTAATCCATACAATTCCAAAATTGTAAATTATACAAAGGCAGATCTGGCTTTGGTTTCTTAGGCTCGCTAACAAATGCGCTTATTGGTAACTTATCAAACATTGCACCATATTCTGGTAAATATGTTTCAAAGTAAAAAGCCCTGCCCGGCAAAGACTTGCAAGATATCCAAACACCTTTTACAAATTCACCATGACCATCTTGATGGTCTCTTAGATATTCTTTCCTAACCCACAGGTTTATTGCAGGAAGATTACATATAAGTCTCGACAATTAGTAACCTCTATTAAAGTTTATACCTCTAGTTGCGGATCCACCACCACGCATTTTAATAACCTTACCGCCTTTTTTTAACTTTATAGATCCCAACATCTTGGCTTGACCTGTGTGTGCTTTAACAGCTTTTCTTAATCCAGTCTTAACTTTGTTTATTTTAGCTTTATTAGAAGTTAGTTTTCCTCCTTTTTTCATAAAGCCCATTTTATTCCTAACATCTGTTGGAAGTTTGCTTAAACCTTTACCTTTGTTTCCCTCTGGTACGGGTCTTAATCCACCTGCTGCTCTACTAACCATATTACCTTGTGTTCCTTTCATTGCTGCTTTGGCTGCCGCTGATCCTGTGCCGCCATATTTTTCCATAAGTTCTTTTCTTCTTTTTTCGCTAGATGCAAAGATATTACCTTTTGGACCAAACCCTACATTACCACCTGCAGTTATATTCGTTCTTTTAATTGGAGGTGATTTTACAATATTTTGTGTGCCTTTTGGCTTAATGCTATCTGGTCTCATTTTTGGTTTTTCGACTTTAGGCTTTGTAACTTTAGGCTTTGAGTCTGTTCTTTTTGGTAAAAGATTGGAAAGAGAGGCTCCCGTTCCTGTAACAAGAGCGCCTTTTATAATATTGTCTCTAACTTTATTTTGACCAGCTAAAGGTCTGTTCACCTTTGTTGTTGTTTTTGTTTTCTTTACAGATGTAGGTGTAACTTTAGTTTTAGACCTAGTTTTAGTTTTAGTTTGCGTTGTTTTTGATGTTTTTGTTGTTTTGGCTGTCTTTGTGGGTGGCACGCTCGGCTTTGTTGTCTTTGTTGTTTTGCTTAATTTAGTTGCCGAAGGTTTTGTTTTCTTTGCCCCACTTAGTAATTTTTTTAATCTTGATGTTCCCTTTCCTGCTAAACTTAAAGCTCTGCCGAATGGAAGAACTGTTAACGGAGATAAAACTGTAGAAAATGTATCTCTTCTTTTTTGCCTTAAATCTTCAACAGAAATACCTTGTTTTTTTGCGTCAGCTTTTTCTCTTTCAGCTCTTCGTTTTATTATATCGGCTCTTTGTTGCCTAAGGGTCTGACCTTTTTTTATCATTTTAACCTCCGTAAAAAGTATTGTAAGGCACAAATCTAGCAGAAGAGCTGTCCTGATCTTCTCCTGCAGCTAATTCAAACTGAAACTCATACTCTTGCTTTAGCGGTGCAACTCTGTTCGCAACCTCTGGTCTCTTCATAGCTATATAATACGCTAAACCAGATACAAGACATGGTGCAAATCTAGGTGGCACAAAGGATGTAGTAGTTCCATCTATACCAGAATCTATACCATCTATACCAACAATTCTAAAAAAAGATAATGTATATGTATCTGCGCTGTCTGGCACAGGCCACATTGTGACTGTTACAGAGTCAGCAAGTCTTTGTACAAATATCTGTGTAGGCTTACCCTGTGTGTTCTTTGCGCTTTGCTGTGCATATGTTGATACACTAATTCTTGTTAAGTTTGTATCTACCTGACTTGTGCCAGTTCCTGTTCTAATTTGATGCTCTAATATATCTACAGTATCTGTAGGCATGGTGTATGTTGCTGTACCTGATGTAAGAGATAAAGTGCCAGATGATATTGTCCAAAGATTTAATCCTCTGTTCTGCCATTCCATAGTCAATAAGTTAAAACTACGCCTAGCGTTTCTTAAATCATTACCTGTTCTTAATTCTAATCCTGCTCTCGCATATGCTTCTTCAAACAGGTCTGGTATGTCTGGTACTACTACTGCCATTTATGTGACCTTTCTATAAGCTCTCGTCTTTCGTGCAATCTTCTTTGGCTGTTTAGATACTTGTTTACCTTTTCTAGTTGCTTTTCGTTTAGCAGCCGTAGAACGGGCGTATTCAGCGGGCGAAAGAGCCTTAATTGCTTTTTCAGGTAAGTAACGCTCGCCTGTTGCTTTTGGCCCTTGTGTACTAGGTTTACCACTTTTGGTTCGCCACTTCTGTTTACCCCAAGCCTTTAAACTCCTTTGTGGTTTTTTTAATCCGCCCATGATACCTCTAAAAGTTAATTTTAACTTTTACTTTTTGTTCATCCATGCTGTCGTACCCATGTATGCACCCACGATGCCTGCGCCTGAAATGTAGAAAAGTGAAGAAATTTCTGCAAGTGCATTAATTCTCTCTATACTAATAAAAGGCATGAACATCATAAAAGTAAATAATCCCATAGCTATTAAAGTATACCTTGCCATTCTTAGTTGAGCAAGGTTTTTGCGTAAGGCTGTTTCTGTTTCTTTTATTTCTTTCATATTAGAAAGCTCTGCATCAGAGACAATGCCATCTCCATCTATATCGTACTCATTATACTTACTAGATGATTGTAATTTTTTTTGTTTCATTTCTTGCCTATACTTCTTAAACTTTCCATAACTTGATCTATATCAGGCTCTTTACCATTTGGGTCATACAAACATTTATACTTCTTAGGACACCATGTCTCAATCATCATTGTAAATGTTTTGTTTCCCCCTTGATATATACAAGCCTTTTTATTTGTATACTTTGATGTAACTCTTCTCTTTAATCTACAGGTCGTATATTTTTTTTTTTAATTTTACCCTGCCATATTTTTTGCTGTATTGTGTAATCTCTAGGTGTAAACTTATAATCACCCCTTGCTTTTTTTATCCAAATACTAGCTATTAAAACTGCAAATCCACCTATTAATGCTACGCAAACAATCCATCCTATAGCTTCTCCTATTTGTCTTCGTAGCTGTTGTTGCTTGTAAATTGTTTCTTGTCTTTGTTTTCTTATCTTACCTTCCATAGCTAACAAATCATTGTATGCCTGTGGTCCGTAGGTCATATTTAAAAATATCTTTAATTCATATCTTTGTTCTTCTAGCTTCTTTTTAGCCGCATATGCAGCGAGAGCCGCCTCCTCTATAGACCCAGCTTTAAACAACTTTCCGAAAAGGGGAGGATTCTTTGCTTGTTTTTCTGCATTGTCAATATCAGAAACAGCTCCCATCCATCTACCTATGTCCCCACTCATCTGTTCTATGTCTCTAGCTGCTGAAAATCCCTGTTTTATGGCATTAAAAGCGCTATTCGCCACACTCATTGCAGCGGTAATTGTTAATGGGTCCATATTGTGGTTTCCTTATTTGTAGCCGCCACCTGCTTTCTTATAGGCTTTAGCCATCATCTGTGCTTTTCTAGCAGACCACTGACCGGGTCTTCCGCCCTTACCGCCTGCTTTTATTCTATTAAATATTCTTTTTCTAAGCCCGGGCTTGGTATAATTACCAGCTTCATTGACTCTGCTTTTCTTTACTTTGCCACCAGCTTTCATGCCATTGGCACTTCCATCATCTATATTCTTTGCTGTCCTCAATATTTTTAAGTCACCAGCATCTGTTCCAGAAGATATAAATCCCCCAGATTTAAGTCTCATAGGTTGTTTCATTAAGCTCTCCTGTTTACTTTTCTAGCTTTACTAGTTCTTGCAAAAGATCTGTTTATTGACTTTGGCTTCACTGCGAGATTCTTTTTCTTGTTATCTCTAGGGTTACCGTTCTTGTGAGAAACGTCTTTGCCGTCACCCTTCTTAACACGACCAGCAGTTTTCATCTTAGATCTAGCAGTATTTCTACTAGCTCTGCGTTTCTTCTGATCTGTTTGCTTGTGGTAGTTGTCATACTCACCACGATAGTTACGTTTTGGCATTATCCTCTACCCACTCGTATCCGTATCTGCTTTGCCACTCTACATCAGTTGATATTAAAGCCTTGCATGTGACACATTGTACCTGCTTGTCCTTTGTGTCTTTTAAGGCTGTTTTACATATAGGGCAAACTTCTTGTTTAATCATACCGCTCTTGTCTTACCTCTCATAGCGCAGCCATCTATAGATCTTTTTCTTTTTATAGGACCTCCTGCCATCATTCTTTGCATTTCAGTCATTCTATTAGATCCACGCATTTCCATATCTCTTTTTTTTCTTTTTGCTCTTTGTTTTTCTGCAAAAGGCTTCATAGCTATACCGCCGAGACCACTTGCAACAAGATTGCTAATTGGACCCTTTCCTTTCATAATACTGTAAGCAGGAGAGAATGTTTCTAGCATTTTCCCTATGCTTTTCTTCTGAACAGGTTTCTTTTTCATTTTATTTCATCCTTTTCATAGAACCGCCACCCATTTTTTTCTTAACAGGAACATTTCTTCTTTTATCTCCTCTTTTAACATTACCAGCAGCCGCTGATGGAGCAACTCTTTTTGGAACTACAGGTCCTTTCTTTCTAGTTTTACCTTGTTGAAAGTTCATGTAATCACGAAGACTTAGCCCTGACTTTCTCAACTGCTCTTTGGTAACTATCGGGCCTTTCTTAGGCTTTGCTTTTTTTACCATTCTAGGGTCAACAGTTGCACTTGCTTTTTTACCCATAAATTTTGTAGATTCTTTTTGAGATTTAATTAACTTATCTCTTTTAGCCTTTTTAGCAGCGGCTTGTTTTCTAATAGGGCTTTTCTTACTGTCAGGTACTTTTTTCTTAGAACCAGTAAAAAAACTTTTTACTCCAGCGACAAGGTCGTCACCTAACTTTTTCTTTTTTGGTCTTGGTTTTGGTAATGCCATTTTATTGCCTTTCATTTGTTGTTTCATTGAAGTTCTACTAATCAACACTTCCACCTTCTTCTAGCTTGCCTTAAACGACTATTAGGATTTTTGGCTGCTTTAGGAAACTTTTTCATTTGACCTGCAGATCTGGCACAGAAAGACTTACGCCTCTTTGCAGCTTTGCTGCCGGGCTTTACTTTTCCTGTA